TGGCGATCGAGGATGCGATCGATGAGTTCGAGGCCAATCAGGAAAACGAGATCGGGAAAGACATCAACCCCTCTGTGCTGATTCAGGCTGTCATGAATGCCGGCGCTTGCCGTGTAATTCTGAGCGCGCCGACCTATACGCAAGTAGGAGAAACCAATTACTCGCTCAGAACCTACCGATCGGCGCAATGGATGGGGTTAGAATAATATGAAAATACAGAATTCAGATTTTTACAAAATCCTTCCTGAATCGTATAAGCAGACGGAGGTTCAATGTATTTCATACGCCATGTCGAAAGCAATCGGGCGTCTCTGTCAAAGAGCGCTCGACGTCAAAGTCATGGCGAATATAGAAAACCTTAGCGAGAACATTCTTGATTACCTCGCGGTCGAGCTTCGTGCCCCGTATTACAATCAGGAAATGAGCCGAGAAGAAAAAGCGAGAATCGTGGCTTCGACGCTGCCGTGGTATGCTAAAGCCGGAACCAAAAGCGCACTCGAAAAACTGCTCCAGACCATCTACGGTGGCGGAGAAGTGACGGAGTGGTTTGATTACGATACCGCAGGCGATCCCTTCCACTTCAAAGTCAAGGTCAACAGCACAAACAACGCTTTTGATTCGGAAGATTTCACGACAACCGTCATGGCAATCGTTAACGGAGCCAAAAACGCGCGATCAATCCTCGACGGTCTCGGATTGATATGCGAGACTTCAACAGCAGAAAACAGCGCACCGTTTATCGGATGCGCTATACGACAAAACATTCTAAAGAGCGGAGCCGAGTCCACTATAACTATAGTGATCGGCTCCGATTCGTTTAATGCAGAGGTCGAGAGCACCATCAACGGCGGCACGTTCAACGAGCCTTCCGCATTGGTGCTTGATTGCGGAAGGTGGTGAGACAATGGCAAGATACAACCCAGTGGTGATCACGAACGCCGGGCAACAAATCCTTTTTCAAGCGATCGCCGGAAATTATAGTATATGTTTTACTACTATGGCGTTCGGTGCAGGTGAGCACGCAGACAACGAAAACCTCGCAGCTCTCACAGAGCTCACAGATGAACGCCAGCGCGTGTCAATAACAGACTCGGCGATCGTAACGGCTGACAGCATAGTTGTAAAGGCAAAGGTTGACAATTCCTCGCTCCTCGCAGGATACCGCGTCCGCGAAGTCGGTATTTTTTGTGAAAACGCCGATGATGCAAATTCAGAGGAAACGCTCTATGCGATAGTAACAGCGCAGATCCCCGATTATATGTCAGAAGGAACGCAGGGCGCAGCTCCTACGGAATTCGCTTATCAATTCGGGCTCGGCGTAGGAAATGCAAGCAGCGTCACCATTCAGGCGGGCGGCAACGGATATTACACGCAAGCGGAGGTCGATGCGCTGCTTGCGAATTATTACACCAAGGCGCAGATCGACGCAATGCTTGCTCCGGCTCAGGAAGCAGAGCAAAACGAAGGAGGTTAATCGTTAAGTGAATGATAACATCTTGCAAGCAAGGGTTATTTTGCGGCACGGCAACAACGCTGATTTTGACGCTTCCAAAGTCCAAACAGCAGAGCTTGTGTTCGCAGAAGATCTCGGAATCCTATACATCAAGAAAAAAGACGGAACCGTTCTCGCGGTCGGTCCGTTTATTGAATCAAGCGAAAACAAAGTCACGGATCCGACTGCAGACATCGCAGCCGCCGACAAAGCCAATAAATACCCATCGCTGGCTTACCTCGAAGGAAATTACGATAAGTCGAGCGAGGTCAGCAGCAAAATCGCAACAGCTAAAACAGAGCTGCAGCGAATCATCCGGCAGCAGGCAGATGGAGTCGAAAACAAGCACTTTTTCAATGATATCGAGTTCAACACGCAGACCGGTGTGCTCAACTTTCTGAGCGACGGGCAGCCGACAGGCAAATCAATTACGCTCGTTGTTTCAGGGGGCGGTGGGCTCGCGTTCGATGGTGGATATGTTGATGAGAACGGATACATGCATTTCACAGACGGCAAGCAGGACGTCGAGGGATTCACGCCATTCTTTGTGGGAACGCCCGGAAGCGGCAGCGCGTCAGGATCAAGGATGACCTTCGGACTTACAACTCCGCTGAGTTTTTCCGTCGCAGACGCATCCGGATCAGCAAAGATCAGAGGCAAATTCACATCGACCGACACCGTCACAGGAAATCCGACAGGAAACGGCACGCTGCAGCTTTTTGTAAATGAAACGCAGAAGCGCAGCTTCACAATCAACCAGACGCCCGGTCAGAATGATGAATTCGAGATCGAAGTTTATGAATTCCTTTCAAAAGGATCCAACAACATCAAACTCGTTTTGACAGACGCTTATGGTGTTTCGGCAACAAGGCGCTGCACCATATCCGTCGAGTCGATATCGCTGACGTGGAACCTTTCGAGCACCGTAAAAAATACCGGCGCCCTTTCGGTTGAAATGACGCCGACAGGCAGCGGCGAAAAAACGCTGGTGCTCAAGGTAGACGATGAGGTCTACAGCCAGACAACCGTCACAACATCAGGTTACCGTGTAACAAGAACGATTACAGACCTCTCGCACGGAGAGCACATCATCGAAGCCTACTGCACGTCGATCGTCGAAGGTTCTACGATTTCGTCAGATCACCTCGTTTCCGCCATCGCGCAGGTCGAGGACGGAGAGACAGACGTCGTGGTTGCAAGTAATTTTGTGGCAACCGAAGTGGAGCAATTCACGAACATCACGATCGCTCATCGTGTCATTGATCCGCAGAACAATCCGACTGAAATCGAATATATCGTCAATAACGTAAAGCACAGCGAAGCCCGCGTGGATCAGTCCGAGCAGATCTGGACATACAGACCGACAGCGGCGGGACAGCTCACCATCGAGATCACGTGCGATGGCTACGTCGTATGGAGCAGAACGGTCACCGTCAATTCGCTGAATATGCCCGTTTCAGAAATCACAGATGGGCTCGCGCTGAAATTCGATCCTGCAGCAATGACGTCAAACACCAGCTTCGTCAACGGCGGGCAGACCGTGAACATTCAGCTTTCACAGGACTTCGACACAACAAACGGCGGTCTCCGAAACGACGAAGATGGAAACCGTGCCTTTGTGGTAATGAAGGGCGACAGGGCTATAATTCCGTTTCAGATGTTCGCCAGCGACGCCAAGAGAACCGGCAAAGAGATCAAAATGATCTATAAGGTCGAGAATTGCTCGAGCATGAATGCAACAGCAATATCGTGCATGAATGACGGAATCGGCGTTCAGATTAACGCGAATAACATCTCGTTCAGTTCAGACCTTTCGTCAATACAGCTCGGCACATTCGAGAAGCCAAGCACAAAGCGGCTCGAAATCGACATCAATGTCGAAAGCGACTCGAAAGACCGTCTTATTCGCGTCTACGAAAAAGGCGTCCCGTCCAGAATGAAATTGTATTCCGGAGACAGCTTCACGCAGCCAAACCCGCAAGGAATCACCATCGGATCAGACGACTGCAACGTGTGGGTTTATTTGATTCGTGAATACGAAGCAGGCCTCGAGAATAAGGAGGTTTTCAGAAACTTCATTTATGACGGAGCTGATGCCGCCGAAATTTCCAAGAGATACAACGATTCACTCATTTACGATTCGGCGACAAAACAGGTGTCGCCGGAGCTGGTGGAGCAGGTATGTCCAAACGCACACGTTCTCGTCTGGCACGCCCCGTCGCTTTCGACGAACAAAGACGTCAAAAAGTACGGATACCTCACACACGCGCTGGGAAGTGGAGGCCCCTTACACCAGTGGACTGCCAGAAACGTCATGCAGAAAGCGCAGGGCACGTCGTCGCTCGATTACTGGCTCGCCGGTCTCAACTACGATTTTCAGCTTCAGGATGGCGTCGAGTATTCGGACAATATCATCCCTGTGCTCGATGAGCACGGAGATCCCGTCACAGACGGTCAGGGCAATCCGACATATACCAACATCGCGCCCGCATACGCGATGACAGAAAACTCGATTCCCGTTAATTATTTTAATTTCAAAGTAAACACAGCCTCATCAGAACACATCAACAACATTCTGATGGCGGAACGCTTCAACCGTTTCAATCCGTACAAGCGCCCGGCACGAGTTAACGACAGCCGTGTCCGAGATACAGTCGAAGGACACATGGCGGTCTTGTTCTACCACAACACCGGCACGGATCCCGTGCAGGCCGGCGCCGTAACCGTTCTCCCGGGAGAGACTATTCTCTATGCCGTAGGCAACCTGAATAATTCAAAGAAGAATTATGAAGTATTCGCGCAGAACGACACCGACGACATCGCGGTTATAGAATTCAGAAATAACACATCCGCACAATGCCGCTTCAAGTCCGCTGACCTTACCGGAGAAACATGGGACGGAAAAACCAACTTCGAATTCAGATATCTCTCAAAACAGGCAGACGAGGAAGAAATCAAGGCGAAATTCCAAGCGCTCCTCGAGTTTGTGGTTTCATGCGATCCCGATCAGGCAACCGGAGAGAACCTCGAAAGCGCTGTCACATACGACGGCAGAAGGTATTCAGTTGATAATGCAGAATACAGGAAAGCGCGATGGAAAACGCTGAGTGGCGACCACTTCATCATGAACACTTTATTCTACCACCAGCTTTACACGCTTTTCTTCTGTATGATGGACAACCGTGCAAAGAACACATTCTGGGGTTATTCAGCCATTCAGGACAAGTGGCATTTGTGCTTCGGATACGATTTCGACACGGCGATGGGCAACGACAACGAAGGAGACATGACGCGCCGTTACGGATACCTCGACACTGACACGCTCGGAAGCGGTCACGTGTTCAACGGTTACGACAGTGTCCCGTTCGCGCTGAACCGTGAAGTGTTCTCGACGGATCTCAGAAACATGTACATCGACCTCGAGAACGCCGGCTGCTTCGACACCGACGACATCATCAGGGAGGCGAACGAGCTGCAGGCGATTATTTGCCCGGCGCTTTATTTGGAGGACGCGGTCAAGAAATACGAAGCGCCTTACACAGTGTCGCCTCAAAAAGATACAATCTATTTCCCCAAGTGCAACGGTCAGAAGCAGCCCCAGCGTGAGAATTTTCTGACGTTCCAAGGGCAGTTTATGTCGACATACATGCGCTCCGGATTCTGCAAAACCAAGCACGGCACAATCAGAGGATACACGCCCTCTGAATACGCAGGTGTCGCGCCCGAGAACAGGATCACCGTCACGCCGTATGCCGACACATTCATCTATGTCGTGGCAGCGCAGCAGGACGTCGCCAGATTGAACGGAGAGCCGATCAGAGCATACGCCGGTGTTCCTGTTACGCTTGAGTTCCCGAGTATAGGCAACATGAACGACACGGAGATCGAGATCTATAATGCCGATTACCTTCAGGACATCGGAGAGATCGCCTGCTTATATCCGGGCGAATGCAGCCTTTCAGCGTTCGAGCGCTTGAAATACGCGAGAATCGGCTCAAGCGTAGGCAACTATGTCAACACCAACCTCCACACGCTGGCTGTTGCAAACTGCAAGTCGCTTGAATACGTAAACGTCGAAGGATGTACAGGCCTCGAGCAGCCCCTCGATTTCAGCCCGAACATCATGCTCAAAGAGCTCTACACGCGCCGTTCAGGCGTTACCGGTGTGACGTTTGCAAAAGGCGGCAGAATCGAGACAGCATACCTCAACGAAATATCAGCACTGAGAGCGAAAGAGCTGAACCATTTGGAAACGCTCTCGTTTGCGGACGTCGGCAGCTTGAGAACGCTTGTGGTCGAGAACAGCCCGTCCATTGACGTATTATCAATCGTTCAGAACGCCGTCAGGCTGAGCAGGCTCCGGATCACAGACATCGACTGGACACTTCCGGACGCGCGTCTGCTCGTGGAGCTTTCACGCTTGAGCGGATACGACGATGACGGATACGAAACGGAAACAGCAGTCGTCACCGGAGAATGCGACGTTCAGAACATATCGCAATACAGATATAACGTCATTTCAACAGCATTCCCGAAGTTGACGCTGAACACAGACACCGAAAACTTTGTCGCGTCATTCACGTTGACGTTCAAAGACTACGACGGAACCGTGCTCGACACGCAGATCGTCGAAGAAGGCGAGGACGCGGAGAACCCCGTCACTCGCTCCTATAAGCCTATAGCCGTGCCGGAGAGAGAGCCGTCCGTCGATACGGTTTATTCGTTTGGCGGTTGGGATAAGTCGTTGACAAACATCACCACCGACAACGTCATTTTTGCGATCTACACAACAACGACAAGGAAATACACTGTTAATTTCTATAACGGAGCGCAACTCCTGCAGACATCAGAGGTCGCGGCACACGGCTCCGTTTATTACGATGGCACATTGTACCGGGAAGGAACCGTCTGGACAGGATGGTCGAATTCCACGACAAACGTCGTCAGCGATGTAAACACATACGCCGTGTTTGAGGAGCCAGCCGTGCCGGAGTACGCGCAGGATTTGTCACAATTCACATACCTCTATTCAGAGGATCCTGCGGACGCGTCGGTTTCAGCTTACACGATGGGGCAGCTGTATGCCATTTGTGAAGCGGGCAGAGCAAAGGATTTCTTCGCCGTAGGAGCAAAAATCAAACTCCTTCCGGGAGCAGGCTCCACGATCACAGACACAAGCATTATTTTTCAAGTATTCGGATACAATCACTTCAAGATTTCCGATACAAATAATTTTGCAAATGTTGTATTCGGTAT